AGAGCTAAATCTGAACCAGTACCCATCATTATCTGACCGTTACTTGGAGTTGCTCCGTCTACTGAGGTTATTGAACCACTTAATGCTAAACCAGTTGCTTCAACATTACCGAATACACCGTCCATCGCTGTACCACTGAATACTGAAGAAGAATCTGTTGCAGCTTTAAGAGCAACAAATTTCTGATTATTTTCGTCCATACCGAAGAAACCAATTTTAGCAGTTCCATCGTTATATTTGAATTTAATACCACGGTCTAAGTTATCATCTGAACTATCTGAACCAATTTCAAAAACTGGGTCTGCGATAGAAACAGTTTCACTGTTTACTGTAGTTGTTGTACCGTTAACACTTAAGTTACCTGTAACTACAACGTTACCACTTGCAGTCAATGTTGATGCAGTGATGTCGTCTGAGTTAAGTGTTCCGCCAACTGTTACGTTGCCGAAGTTAACGTTGTCTGAAGTTCCAACTGACTGACCAATTGCAAACGTTACCGCTTGTCCTGTTGCAGAAGTTGTTACACCAGTTCCACCTGTGAAGGCGATTGCTTGTGAGTCTAAATCAACTGCTAATGTTCCACTGTCTGCAGTTCCGTCAAGGTCTTGACCTTGTAGTTCTGAAGTTACTGCGTCTACATATGCTTTAACTGACTGCTGTGATGCTACCTTAACTGCTGAGTTAGAAGCCATGTTGTCTTCATCGACTAAGAAGTCAATGTTTCCAACTTGAACTGCGCCTGCAGAGATTGTTACAGCACCGTTGGCTGCTAGAGTTGCGTCACCACTGAATGTTACGTTGTCAAATGAGTTACTACCGTCATGAACAAGTACTTGACCTGCTGATGGAGTTGTAATATCTGAATCCGTAGCACCTGCTAGGGTTGATGTTGTTGATAAGAATGAAAGTTGTCCCGAACCATCTGTACCGATGACTTGGTTTGAACTACCATCACTTGAAGGAAGAGTCCATGTTACTGAAGAACCTAAAGTATTTGGAGATTTAAGAGCAACGAAGTTTGTTCCGTTGTCTGTGTCTTCCATTAACTTTAAACTACCACCTGTACTTGCACTATTACCAACCTTAAGGTCGGCAGGAGTTGCAGAAGTACCAGCAAGCATATCTGTATAGTACTTACCACCAATTGCTTGGATTAACGGTGTACTATTATCAGAATCTACTGATTCGATGAATAATTTTGCTCCAGCACCTGAATTCGTCCTATCCTGTACGTACGCTAATTCTCCCTCAGATAAATCTGAGATTGAAGGATTAGCAAGACCCGTACTTCTTTTAATTTGAATTACTGTTGCCATTTTTATTTTCCTTTAAATAAAATTATTAGTTTTTTCTCGTTCACTATCCCGAGAAGTTGAGTTCATAATATAGTCTGTCCACTCACAATGTGGGTCGTATCCTCACTGTCGGATACCTTGATTTGTACACTTATTTAGTGTTTTAGAATGTTCCACCGTCAAGGACGGTAGTTGTTGTCCATTTGTCTGCTGACTGGTCATACGATAGTAACCCACCATCTGTCTCTGTTGCAGAAACATCTGAAAGTTCTTGGATAGATTTAGTGCCTAAATCAGCACCAGTACCCACGGTTACTTGGTTTGCTTTGATATTACCAGCTCCTGCTACTCTACCACCTACGGTTGCAATTCGTGATAATGTTCCTCTAATTGCCATAATCTTACCTCGTTACACTTGGAGTTACGATGGCTTGTCCTTCTATTACTCTTGTAGTAGTCGAACCTGTAGTTACAGTCATATCATATACGTATCTACCTGCTTCTAAAGCACCTGTTACAGTATCAGTTAAGGTTAATGAAACCTTACCTGCGTTAGCAACAATGACCGTACCAAAAGTTGCAGAAACAGCAGAAGAACTATAAGTCTTTCTCATTTGAGCAGATGCTGTATAACCAGTTAGATTTAATACATTACCCACTGCGTCTGTGACATCCACAGTAATTGTAAAATCTGTATGTTGGTCGATGAATATGTTTGCAAGAATAGCCATAATACTATTTATAACCTTTTATGTTTGGTACTGAGCAGATGGTACAGATTGGTGTATTTTCCTTGCTGTACCTTGGTCGTTTACATGTAGTTCTGATAATTTTTTAAGAGTTCCACCATCATTTACAAAGATACCTTTGACCTTTGCATATCTAGGTATGACTCTTGTTGTCGCATATGTTACTTGATATGTGAACGGACTTCTATGTTGATATGAAACTTGACTTCCAGCGTTATAGAAGAATGGTGTTTGTGAGTTTCTTATATTAGGTTCTTGTCCAGCAACAGCAGACTGATAAGTAAACGGACTTCTATGTTGGTACGTAAACGGTGTCTGACTACTAGCAATGTATGGGTAAGGTAATTGTGCATTCCTAATATTAGGTTCTTGTCCAGTTGCTTGATACGTATATGTTATATCATGATTGGCTGCGACTGGAGTTCGACCAGTTCTATTATAAGTAAACGGACTTCTATGTTGATACGTGAACGGTAACTGACCAGTATTTTGATAAGTAAATGGTGTCTGACTTACCTTTACAACATTAGTCTGAGCGTTACTAGGATTCCTATATGTGAAAGGAGTTCTAGACTGATAGGTAGCAGGTTGCAGTCCTTGTCTTGAATACGTAAATGGACTTCTTCTATCATAAGTAAACGGACTCTGATGCTGATACTCGGATGGTTGTCTTGTGTCCCTAATGTTAGGTTCTTGAGCATTCACTGGACTTCTATAAGTAAATGGACTTTGATGACTGTATTCAGAAGGGTTTCTTCCTTGAGCAATGTACGGATACGGTTGTTGTTGTTGTCTAGTATCTTGATACGTCAATGGACTTCTATGATTGTATTCTGCTGGTTGTCTTGCCTCTCTTATGTTTGGCTCTTGTGCAGATACAGGACTTCTATACGTAAACGGACTTTGATGTTGATACGTAAACGGTGTTTGTACCGTTGTTGGATGCCTGTAAATTGCAGATACTTGACCCTGTCTTGCATAAGTAGAAGGTTGTTGAGCATCCCTAATGTTTGGTTCCTGTCCAGTTGCAATGTACGGATACGGTTGCTGTGCATTTGCGATAGAAGGTGTTCTATATGAAACTATAGAAGGGTGCTGATATATGAATGGTTGTTGTCCTGTTGCCATGTTATAAAGGAGCTCCTCCACCTTTTGCTGATACTAGTCTTACTGTTTGATTTGATGGCCCTGTTGTATACAAAGTAGTTTCACCAGTCTTGTAAACTCTTAATTGGATTTGCACTGCCGTACTCTTCGTTTCTGCATAAGGGTTTTGATTCGAACCACCAGTATTTGTAGACCATTTGAATTCGACGCCCGTTTGAGACGAACCATTCCAAACATTATGCCATGTGTTTTTAGCCTTTGCACCAGTTGGATTACTACTATCAAATGGGGCTTTAGCACTACCACCACCTGTTTCGGTTTGCTGGTCAGAACTTGAAGTCCACTTCACATCAATAGACCAAGTGTTATCAATTGGACTGTATACATCAATGTAGTCTTCATATGCAGGCCCTACCGCTGATGAGTCAACAGCATACCAGTTTGTTTTTACTTTGTTGACATTACTTCCACTAGTTTGATAGTTGAATTCCATACTTGCAGCTGCTGAATTTGAAAAGCTTGACTGATACGACCTTTGTGTATCCCAAGTTCTGTTTGTTGTCCCTTGTGAATATTGTGCATTTGTATGTTGGGCTGCACTATTGCCTGGGCCCCAAGTAGTATTACCTACCCCATTATCATCTCCATCTACACCATCAAAGATGAAAGGAGTTCTTCCTACTGCTGGAGACCTTTGACTTGTAGTTGCTGGAGTCTGTACATTATATGTGAAAGGTGTTTGACCCTGTCTTGCATATGTAAATGGACTTCTGTGTTGGTACGTAAATGGTGACCTAGCATTTGCAATGTACGGATATGGTGTCTGTGACTCCGAAGGTTGCTGAGCGTCTGAGGGTTGTCTTGCGTTTCTAATGTTAGGTTCTTGACCACTCACTGGGTTTCTATATGTAAATGGAGACCTGTAATTGTACGTAAACGCTGTTTGGTTATTCCTAATATTAGGTTCTTGAGTTGTCACTGATACAGTATAAGTAGTAGGTGTTTGACCAGTTCTCTGATACGTAAACGGTGATTGATTGTTTCTAATGTTAGGTTCTCGGCCCGACACTGGGTTTCTATAAGTGAAAGGAGACCTGTGTTGATAATCAACTAATGCTTGTGCATTCCTAATATTGGGTTCTTGACCAGCTGCGATATTAGGTTCTTGTCCAGTTGCAATATAAGGATAAGGTATTTGTGAGTTTGCAATATTTGGTTGTTGCCCACTTACTGGATTCTGATAAGTGAACGGACTAGGATGCTGATAAAAACCCGAGGCTCTTGCCTGTGCTATATAAGGGTAAGGTTGTTGTGCATTCCTTCCATTCGGTTCTTGTCCAGTTGCAATATAAGGATAAGGTTGTTGATGTTGATATATTGCTGGTTGTTGTCCAGTCCTAACATATGTAAACGGTGACCTATGTTGATACGCTGCTGGAGATTGTCCTTGTCTTACATAAGTACTAGGTTGTCTTGCATTTCTTATGTTAGGTTCTTGTGCAGATACAGGATTGTTGTAAATGAACGGACTTCTGTGTTGATAAGTATTTGGTTGACGTGCGTTTGCTGGAGACTGTATTGCTACCTGTCGTATATTAGGTTCTTGGGCATTTGCGGGAACTCTAGCAATATAAGGTTGCTGAATCTCCGTCGCTATATTTACAAAAGTTTCTTCAGACATATCATATCACAAACCATAGGTGTCCAACTTCGGTTCCATCCACACTACTAGGAGCCGATGACACTATTTCATAATCCAATTGTATTTTATCTGTAACAAGACTGCCTGAGTGTTTTAACCCATGGCCTGGGTCTGTTGCAAACGTTAATGCATTTCCATCACCAGTATATGTTTCAGTAATACCAGTACCACCCACTGTCAATGCAGCGACATCGTTATCTCCGTATGTAGGAACTCCAGTAAGTATAATTTTGTCAGCTGCATCGTCATATGATGCAGTGATGTTTGTATGAGAACTATGATTTAATAGTCCCGACACTTTGTCTTGTGCAAATTCTTGGAAAGTTACTCCACTGAATGTTAGGTTACCAGCAATATCTACGTTGCCACTTACATCTAATGAACCTGCGTCTAGTTCACCACTAAGTGTAACGTTTCTGAATCCAGTGATGTCTTTGTTTGCATCTACTACGACTGTTCTATTTGCAACTATGGTTCCTTGAGTTGAACCATCATTGAAGTTTAGTTCGGTTGCAGTTGAACTTACGGTCACACCGTTAAGTGAGAACCCATCTGTTTCAAGAATACCATCAACGTCAACGTTACCACTGATATCTAAAGAACCTGCGTCGAGTTCTCCAGTCAATGTTATATTTCTGAATCCAGTAATGTCTTTGTTTGTATCTACTGCAACTGCTTTACTAGCAATTACAGTTCCATTTGTTAGGTCATCGATTTTTTCTAAATCTGTTTGGTCTATTCTTGCACTTCCGATTACGAATTCACTTCCAGCAATTATGTCTGTAGATGACGTAATGTCTCCACCAGCTTGAACTGTTGAAGTCAGAACTGCAGTCGTACCACTTAGATTACCGTTGAATACTGTTGATGTGATTGCAGTAAATCCTGTACCCACACCGCCTGTAATCGTTGCTGTTGAGTCGGTAAAGGTTGGTGCGGTGATTGTATGTCCTGTGTCTACTGTAAGATTGCCATTAAGGAAGGTCTTACCGTATAATTCTATATCATTGGTACCTGTAAGAGTTGTTACCCTACTGGCTGCATCTGCATAGTTACCATTTATAATAACACCGTTATCGTTATGATTATAAATTGTATTTGCAGCGGTCTCTGTAAAGAAACCTATTGCAGTTCCACCTTCAGTTGATGTACCTAAGTATGAACCTGTGAATGAGTATATGACAACCATGTCATCAACATTAACGGCTGCCGTTAAAGTGATTCTGAAATAGATATTTCCAACAACTTGAGAGATAGAGTAGTCAGCACCCTCTAATAATAGAGTAGAATTTTTGAATACTTGGAACCTATCTTGTCTTAGTCTAAGTGTATTATTAAAATCATCTACACCTTGGAATACTGTTTGACCTGCTGTTGAGGTATAGATAAACTCTTGAAAGAAAAACGATTTGTCTTCTAGACTATTCAGAGCATCGATTACCGTTTCGGTATTCTCCGTTCTTAAGCCAGACTTATCACCAACGTCAACTGCTAATTCGTTGTACTTGGTTCTAAACTGTTCAATAGTTGAGTATGTGTCTACTGTCTTTGCCATTATTCCCTATCCAATAATTGTTGAAGCATCACTTTCATGTCCGATACTTCGTTCTTTAATGTATTTATCTCTTCTCTCTGAGCTAAAAACTTTTGTTTTCTAACTCTGTGTAATCTATACTGTTCTGTATCAGTATTTATGATAGCATGAGATGTTGCATCTCTATAAAGATGAGTATGTCCCTCAACCTTTATAGACATCTTATGCAAGTGCCATACATCTCAATGCAGTTACCGCTGGTACCACTGAGGTGTTTTGACCTTGTCCTACTATCTTAACTACGAATCCACTAAACTCGGGTAAGTTGTTTACAGTAAACTCATATTCTTTAAAGTTTCTTGCATCAGCTTCTGTTGCCACATCGGGTGCGCCAGTTGTATTGAAATATTCAAAACCGACATCATCTAGTAAAGTTTCTTCGTCATTTTTGATGATTTTATACATCAATTTAACTTCTGTTGTTGGTGGTCTAAAGACATCGCAAATAACCTTAATGGATGTTGCTGGAGTCTTGAGATTAACCTTTCTTGTTACATAGACCATTACGTTATTATCACCTTCGGACTCTGTTGATGGGACATATACTGACCCACTTGGTAGAGAATTTGTAGTTGTATTAACTTTCTTCGAAGTTGCACTGTCTATGTTATTAATTCTGTTTGCAATACCTAAGCAACCACATGTTTGTACGTCAATCATAGGTGATATATTAGGGTTAAATGACATTAATTGTAACTGTAGGTTAAACGATTTCTGTGAGGACATGTTTAACTCTTCATTTTCGGGTGAAGCCACGATTGCTGGTGCATCCATGAAGACATTGTCATTTAATGTTACAAATTTATTTGTTAGGTTCCTTGTATATACAGTTCCATTGATACTACCTTCGGGTGAGTACTGAGGAGTTGTAAGAACGTTTGCACTAATTATAGTTCCTTTCAATTGTACTGAAGGAATCATTGTGTGTAATGCATCGAAGTAATAGTTTCTAGTTGCAGTTGCGCTACTTCCACCACCGATTGTTGAATCGAATGCATATGAAGCTGAAAAACTATAACTTGATATCGAAGGAGTGAGTCTAAATGAATCTATTCCTCTATCTGCCATTGTACTGGCAAGATGTAGTTTATTAAGAGATGAAAGAGGACATCCACCGAGGGTGTCTTCAACTGTACCTAATACAACGGTTACTTCTGCAGTTCCAGTTCCCATGTCTGTGATGACAATACTATCACCAGTAGTGTAGTTCTGTCCACATTTTAGAATGTTTACATCTGTTACTGCACCACTTGCTACGATAACTTCAAATTTGATTCCACTACCTGTTCCACCACTATGGACATCATTTGTACAATCGATTGTTGCATCTGCTGGTAATGTTCCACTACCAGTCGTTGAAAAACTAGTTACGAGTACTGCAGAATTTTTCTTATCTGCAACAATACCTGCTAGAGTTACGTTATCTTTACTACTAGTATCATCATAGAAACCATGTTGATATGAATATACTTTGATTTTCTTATCAGCAAAAGTTTCGATTGGGTTTAACTGTAGTTTAGTTGCTGGTATAGCATCGTTTTCAAAATTAACATTACCTATTTTTGTAATATCATATTTTGCAACTTTCATGTTAAATTTAAGGTCGTCTGTCTGTTCTGCAGTCCAAGTGGAAGCATTCTGAGACATGAATAATGACCCAGCATATGGTTGACCACTTATAACTTCTGCAGTCACTATGTCTGTTTCTCCCATTCTAGAAATGAAGCACTCATACTCGTTTGAGTTAGAGTAAACAACGAAACAATATTCATTGTCTTGTTCTAAATGAACTGCTGAATCAAATGTAAATGTTGTTTTAACTGAACCATCTGCAGAGGTATTAATATCTGCTGGATTCTTAGTAACATCTGAGAATGGCATTACAATCTGGCCTGGATATCCATTGACCATGTTTCTAATTTGTACTGAACAAGGCATGAATGTATCTTTTGTTGAAAAGAACAAGTCGATTGAAGTCATGTCCATACCACCCTGTGCATCAACCAAGAATGATTGTGCAAGTGGGTCACCCCATCCTCTCATCTCTCCACCATTCAATATTTGGATTAGAGGTCTGTCAATTGACAATCCACTGAAATCTCTTCTGTCAATAAATGGTACTGCTGGTGGCAACGGAGGCGGTGTTGGTAGAGATATAACAGGTGGTATAAACCTAATATTTGGTATAATGTTAGGTATCAATATCGGTATTGGTATCTCGGGAATGAATATATCAATTATAACTGGTATGTTATCAATTGGTATCTCATTGACTGGCGGTAGGTCGGGTGCAGTAGTATCATGTACTTCTGAGTTCAGTCTTTCACCTCTTCTAGAGAAATCTCTAGTTGCTGAACGGTCTTCTCTAATAACTCTACCATTTCTTGTTGAAACTACTTCTGTTTGAGACGCTTGCAATATACCTTGTGCAGTATACATTGCATTACCTTGTGAAGCAGGGTTGGCCATGTTGTAGAAACTTGAAGTTATTCTAAAGTCTCTTTGTCCTGTTGGGAATCGTTGAGTTGCATTGTTAGGCAATACAAATACTGCTCTTAGTCTACCATTACCATCTGTTTTACACTGTAGTGGTAAATTAGCTGCAAGTGTAAGGAAGTCCTCATCACTTGAACCTTCAACAAATGAATCGGGTGTTTGAGCATACGTTGAACTATAAGGTCTTACAAATTTGTTAACATTGATGTTATCAAAGTAGAAGTAATGGTTCGAATTTGGTTTTAAATTAGTTGCATCAACTGTAATAAGTCTTGTACGGATAAATGGTATCAATGACATTGACACAATTCTATCGTTTCTTGTCTCTACAAAATCTTCAACTACACTTGTTGAAACACCAGTTCTTGTTTGAATTTCGGGTGTGTCTGTAAGTTCTCTACTAACCTGTAGTCCAGCAATCCATTCACCACCTTGTAGTGGGTCTCCACTCCATGAACCATTTGAAGTTGCTTGTACTTCACTTGATACAGTAGATGGTTCTCCTGCCCATGTTGTTTGCCATGAGTTCCAAACTGTTCCTAATGCATTTGCATTAGTAGACATCAATGCATCGAAGTTACCTTCACGGTTAACTCTTACATCTGGCAGTCTGTCTGTGTCTTGCCAAATATCTGTATCGGGTGATAACTTAATGTTACCAATGAATGCAAATACGTGATAAGGGTTTACGTTTATTGAACGAGATGCTTTTGTTTGATTGACATAACTAACTTCACTATATGGTAAAGTAATCATATCACCAGTTCTTTGATAGTTAGATGATGCACCAAGATTCTGTGTGACACCGAAGAACTGAGTGAACGACTTAGGTCTTAACATACCTGTTTTAGTATCGATAGCACAGTTATAGTCGGGATGATTTACATCACCAATCTTGTGACCTCTAAAGTTATCTACTAGGAAGCCTGACTTGTATCTATCAAATCCTTCTGCATCTAGTATCTGTTTTGTTTGTGTGTCTTTTTCTAATAAAGAAAGAGACGTAATTCTTTCAAGGTTAGTAACCCTGTTGTTTATCTTACCGATATCCTTCATGGTATATCGTCTATGGTCGAAACTTCTTACCGATATATCACTTAACTTATTGGTATAAGGTGGTATTTTCATTTCAAACATTTGAATACAATCGTCTAATGCTGTTGGCTTAGTCGGTGATAATGCTGGTGTTCCCTGTGATATTTCGAACTTACCTTTCTTATGTAAGAATACTTTATCGATTCTTCCAACATAGAATGAGATGTTACCAGTAACAGCCGAACCACTTACTGGAACGTCTACTGAGTTAGCACCTGTTGATGTAATACCAGTTCTTGCACCCAAGAATGAACGACCACTCTCATATCCAAATGGTGCATAGTATGCTCCATTCGAATTATCCGATAAATCTACTGGTGATGATGGGTCATTATCTGTTGTTCCGAAACTTGAGGTTCCAAGAATTTGTCCTACAACTGGTCTAAAGTCCAATGCATCTGAAAGTTCATATGTTCCATCGGGTTCTAATCCACCTAAATCTACTTTGTTTGGTGAGTAAACTGGGATGTCTGAATAATCAATTGTTGAATATGAAGATACATCAAAGAAATCTCCACCACCCGATACTCTAAAGTAATCGAATACGATTAGAAGAGGCCCGTTAGGTGTTGGTTGCCCAGGCTTTAATGTTAGTTTTGATAGGTCATAATACCCATCTCTTTGACCATTGTCAAAGAAGTATCTGTCTTTAATGTCGAGTGAACCAGTTTCCAGTCCAGCTGCCAGTGGCATTGTTCCAGTTGCTAAGGATGTTTGTCCTACTACGGTTTCACTTGCAGAGAATACTTCACCATCTGTTGATTTGTAATACCAGTATGATTTGGTACCACCACCATTTTTGATGAGACATGCTCTTGCGCCCGATGTTTGTCCAATGAATGTTTCATAGTTGACAAATGTACCACTTGTTGTGGTTATAACTCCGTTAGGTGTGATTGGTGTTCCATCCACTCCTTCGTATACTGCAACAATCTTGTGTACGTCTGCAACACCAAATGATATATCTTTATCATCGTATGCAGTTCCGTAATGACCATTACTACTTCTTGGTAATGATACTTTAAGACATCTTGCTTGAGATAACGTTTTACCTCTTGCAGTAGGGGATGCTACAATAACTGTGTACGTTGCATCGATTATAGCAGTATTGTTCCCACTAGGAACGGTCAATGTTAATGTTTGTGTATTTCCACTGGTTGTAACGTTTGGTGATAGGTCTTCAATATTAATTATGTCACCAGCATTGTATCCGCCACCAATTGCTTCTCTTACTGAGATTGCAAAGTTGTCTGTAGTTCTAGAATCAAATTGTTCGCCTGCGTTAGTTACAATTTGTATACTAGTTCCACCGACTTGTTTACTTACCTGTCTTCTTACTTTTGAAGTAAGTGGAGTATGGGTCTTGACCCAATCTCTAGGGAATGAATGAATGTTTGCAGTTTGGTTTTGGTCATATAGTTTTGCACGTCTTCTGATTGCATTACCACTATATGATGTTGAACCAACAGCTGTTAAAGTTAAACTTGTTTCTGACTGTACCGAAAGTACTTGGTTAACATTACCTGCTTGGTCTAGGAGTTTGTCCCCTTCTTTTAGTTCTTTTGCAAACTGAGTTGCAAAACCTGTAACGGTTGCTGAACCAGTTGACATTGTAACTGTTCCAGTTACGACATTGTCTAGGGTTAGTGAGATGTCTGCTTTAAATATCTCTCTTGCAACTACGTTAGGTGTTTGTAAGATTGACCTTGCACGGTCTAAGTTATAAGCTCTTATTGCAGTATTATTAGCTGCAGTAATTGTTGCAGTGTTACCTGTACCAATTGCTGTTATTGCATCTGAAGTTGTGAATACACCTTGTACATCATGCACATATAGTCCTGCTGAACTTCCACTTCCATCAATGTGATGAACTATAGCACTTGCACCACTTACACTACCAGTGACTTTATCACCTGCTACAAATGTATTTGTTTGTGTTCCAGTAATTTTAGTGAACATCTTGATATCAAATAGATATAGATTGAATACTGCATCCGTACCATATACGTCACTTGAATCAACACCACTAACATGGTCAACGTTTCTAATTCTACATGTTCCAATGTTTAAACCAGCAGACGCTGCTAAACCATCATGTAGTAATGCTGGATTGTGTGGGTCTATTACATCTGAACCAACTTCGTTACCGAACTCGGGTAGACCATGAGCATTGAATACTCTTAATTTGTTTCCTAATCTAATAGGTGCTGATACACCAGTTAGGGATTCTGTTGTTCTTGCTTTTGGAATGTTTAGAGTAGTTGTTCCAACCTTATCGATTTCATATCCTCTAACATATGCCTTGCCCGGCGATACCATGAATACAAATCTTGCTTCTTCTCCACCATTATTTTTTGTGTAGAAACCTAGATTGGTTCCATCGTCTAAATGTTGTCTCATTGATGCAGTGAATTGTGAAACTACAAAGTCTCCGTTTGCATCGAATGTTCTTCTTGCAAGAGTATTTTCTATCTCTGCATATTTTGTTTTGTCTATTTTAAGTGTGATGACACCTGCGTTAACTCTTGATAGTTCAACGAAGGATGTTCCCAATACTGAATCTAAAGTGTGTTTACCTAATGTTAGATTGAATTGTAAACGGTCAGCACCAACTGCGTTTTCGTTTGTTGTTCCCGAGGCGTTATCTTCTAGAGATGTATCATTAGATGATGTTACTAATGTTTCAACAATGTCTAAACCCACTCTGAAAGAAGGTGAACCATTGTATTTTTCTAACATTAATGTTTGTTTTGCAACCTTGACAAAGAACCCTCTTACGAATACAATACCTTCTGATATTTCTGCAAGAGATGCTCTACCAGTTGGGGACTCTGATTTAGGTTGGACTTCGAAATCATTGTTCGATGCTGAATCAGCAGTAACAGTACCATTTGCATCATAACCAACTAACTCTAATGTTTCTGTTGCAGAGAACATGAAGTCGGCACTAGCATTAGTACCTTGTTGAACTGGTCTAACAAATAATGTTAGTTTATCTGCAGTAGTTTCTGCAGTAGATGTTACAACTTTTGCAACGACACCAGTAGTTTGACCTCTTACATACTTCTCATGAAATGATTCTCTGTATGTTTCTACTGAAGTGTCACCCGCTGAATTTGGGTTTGCAGCTTTTACTTTAACAAAGTAGATATCCATATCGATGTTCGTTTGAGCACCTTGGATAATTGTTCCCTCTTCGAAGAAATGGTCACCCATTCTTTCAATTTGGTTTTGCAATATAGATTGAGACTGAGTTAACTCCCTTGCTTGCAGAGGACGGCCCGCACGATAAAGAACTTTATGGAACTTTTTATCTTCGGAAAAATCGTCGTAATAAGGTGTTATATTTAAGTCTGTCTTCTCTGCCATAGTCTTTTAGCCTTGTATAAAATGTAAAGGGGATTACTCCCCAGTATTACATTTCAATAATTAATTTAATATCTTCTATTTGGTCTGCAGCCCTTGAAACAGCACCACGATTCTCAATGTACATGATGTTGCCAGAGTAATGTTCTACTTCGGGATGTGCAGCAGATACTGCTGAGACGGTACCAATGTTTGCACCAGCCTTATAGACTACGTCAGCATTGGCGAAGTTGAAATACCCACCTTCTGAGTTTGCAACTGGAATGTGAGATACCACTGTACCGTTTATAGAAACGATTCTTGATACTGCAGTTCCTGCTACATCTGAGCTTGAATCTGTGATAAGGTCATCGGGAGATAGACCTGTAACACTTGATAGTGTCATCTGAGAATAAGCAGTCATTGAAGTGTCTGAACCTATAATAGTTGTACCATTTTTGAATGGGTCTTGCACCAATCCAATTCTTCTAAAGTCGTTATCTGTTGGGAAGTCTCCACCACCTTCACCGAACTCAAATCTAGAGTTGATGATTATGTAGTTTCCACCTAATTCTTCTACTGGGTCTGCACCGTGTCCAATGATTGGTGATACGATTACCTTAATGACGCCTGATGAACCACCACCGATTCCACTGATACCAGCAACATCGATAGTTGCACGTCTGTATCCCGAACCTACAGTTGTTACTGTTGCATGTGTGATTGCTCCACTTGATACGTGTACTGAAACTTTACCTAGTGAACCATCTCCGTCGATTGCAACATTTGCGTATGTACCATCTGTATAACCCGAACCTGCTGAAGTTACAACGGCATGATTTGCTCCACCGTCTACTGCATCTTTTTCAACATCGTACTGTGCTGTAGAATCATCTGTTGCTACAGTTCCTAATGCACCGTTAGTACCAGTACCGTAAATCTCTGATTGAGCTCCGATTGTTTTAACTGGGATAAAGTCATTAGTTACGAATTTGATTACGTCTGAAGCAGAGATTGAGTACATATATTTCCATACATATCCTCTACCTGTTCCTGCGCCTGAATCTGCAAGTGTTAATAAGGTTGTTGAAGATGTACCAGTAGGTTTGACGCTTGAGGCAACAACAGCACCATCTGAATCTCTACCAGTTCTTATACATTTGTATACGTTGTACTCTTCTGTCATCACATAAAATCTAGAATCGTAAATATTTGAGGCACTAGTTGCAGTGGATGTGTTTGTTGCACTTACATCATGCTGATATTCGTCATAGGTTGTGTTAGTAGTCCAGTTATATCTGACTAAACCATGAGTTACGTCTGAATTAGGCACCTTCTTAAGTGCAATCATGTCTGACCATGCGTCTAACTCTTCACCAACTGAGTTTGCTGGTGCAGTAGGAACTGCATCGTTCGGCCAAGCAAATGACCTTCCTATGAATATGTATGTTGAAGAAGCTGTTTCTGCTGATGAGAAGTCTTCTTTGAATTGTTTCGCATTATGTGTACGAAACTTCTCTGTAATTATAGCTGCCATTTTAATATCTCTCCCGAAATTTTTATAATACTATTTATTAATACTATTTATAACACTAACCCGACTTAACATAAGCGGAATAGGTTAAATTTGTTCTTTTATTTGCAAAACTCTTCTCATATTCGTCCGAATATCTTCTTGGGAAGTAGTTTTCGTAGTCACTTATTCTTATACCTTCATATTTAGGTGTTTCAATTAGGACATTTCCAGTACCATTCTCTAAAACTATACCATCATGTCCTTCGAAAGTTAAGGTTCTATAGTCTGACATGTTAACTGCATGACTCAAAGTGATTTGAGTAGTACTAACTTTGGCTACAATTGTTGGAGCGGTATCTAAATTAGTTCCTAACACCTCATCTCCAACTTCAATCCTTGAATTGATTGCTGAACCGAAGTTTACCGTGGTAGAATTAACTACTGGGTTTGAAGTATGTTGTATTAATGTTCCATCTGAGTCACGATGACCTTCACCTTTCATATAGAAAGACATATCATATGACTGCTGACTTGATAACATATTTAGTCGTCTTAATGTCGTTCCAAAACCGTAATTCTGTTCTGAAGCTGCATAAGTTTGAGTTCTTTCTGTTACAAAATACTCTTCTTCTCTTGTTGTTGTTGCATCTTCTAGTTCCATAGAATCATTATCTTCATATTGCATGATGTCTCCTTCCTCTGCAGCGGTATTCTGTGCATGGGTAGGTTCCATTTGCATGAAGTTATGAATTTGTTCTTGAACTATCTTTGAACCATCTTCTAATACTAGTCCTTCATCTCTAAGTGATTGAACTGAAGTCTGTACTTTACCATCCATAGAAGTTCTTGTTGGTAATGGTATAAGATTTGGTGGTGTTGATTGGTCATATACAGCACTGTTTATGTTTCCACCAATGCCTGAAATCTCTACGTGGTCTCCGTACTGGTCTGTTGGATATAAGGATACTACAGTTTCATAAATCGGAACAACCTTCGATGCTTTACCACCCATGTTGTCATGACTCGAACAGAAATAATAAAGAGTAGTTGGTGTTGAACCATCTACAATTAATTGAGTCATGTTATACAAGTCGGCTGCATTATTATGGGCATAATGTATTACACCAGTTGTGTGAAAGACTCCACCGTTATGTGTTCCTCTATCAGTTGTTGAAAATTTTAATGGGTGTGCTTTAGGTGTTGTAAAGAAGTATTGATACCCCTGTTGCATAACAAAAGCACCATTGTCATCTGCAATATCCATTACAAATTTACCACCGACCACTGTTACATTAACATGTGCATACTTCAGATTAGTATTAAGTCTAGTTGTCTTTCTTACTATTGGCGATGACTTAGAAACGATTCTTGTAATGTTTACATGTCGTTGTTGTAATCTAGTTGATACCTGTACTGGGTCTGTTATAACCATTGATGATGAGTCATCAACCTCGTCACCGTCACTATCTTGGACTCCTGTAACTCTAAGTGTATCTGTGTCAAAAACACCATCTGAAATTGGTGAACCAGCATCATTATAGAATGTTATTGGTGCATTGATTCTCGCAGCTGGAATGAATCTCTCATCATTAATCTTACTCTCTGCTCTTGATAGTTCACTGATAAACTTGGTGAGACTTGAATTTGTATAGTCTTCATGACCAAATGGAATTCCATCCTCTTGACATATGTGATGCTCTTCATAAAGTTTACCGTCTACTTTAGTCTCAAGAACCAAGTAATCTGTAAGGTATATTTGTATAATTCTTTTTGATTCTTTAGAAGTGTGTGCAAAATTGTCTCTAGAGTTTTCATTCTCTAGTAGATGTATGTTTGATGGTGTATATAAGTCATGGTCAATTGCTAATCCATCCTCAAGAGCAAGATGGTCTTGTCCATCTCTATGAGATGTTTCTAACAGGACATTGTCTGTCGGGTGCAATTGCATTATAACCATAGGCACAAATGTTGATGTGAGTGCCATTGCATTTTCGGGATTTAGGTCTTCCTCGGAAAATCTTCCATCATAGATAGCCAAGTCTGTAGATTTTACAACGTTTTCAATTGCAACTTCACCAAAGAATATATGACCAGCTGGATGTAGTAAATCTTTAACCACACTTCTCCATTTATTAATGGACTCACCAACTTTAACCACATAAGAATGTGATTGGTATCTATAGTTATCATGTATGTTGGCTGCAGAAGCATCCAACCAAGATTTGTCACCTAGGAATTGTTCTTGTATTACACCTTCACCACCAAAAGTACCACGACCATTATATGGAGTGTCAATTAATACGGTGAATGAGTCCACATTTTCGAATGCACATCTTTCGTTCTCTAAGAATGACCCTTTTAAATTTGTGTACTTAAGTACGTGTCTGTCTTGGTCATATCTAACAACGGTTGCACTTGCACCCGAGATATCACCAGTAAATTTCAAACCAGTGTTCAAATTTCCAGTTGGAGTGGTAATCAACATAGGGAATGTTGAAGTAGGACTTGCTACTGCATCTGAATTAAATCTGTTACCTTGGTTTAGTATGTTTAAACTTTCAATTGCACCAATAGTATCTGAGTATACAAATAGTTTTGCACCGTTACCTGTTGCAACATTATTGTTAACAATGATGGTTGTTGCTAGAGATGTACCACCTTTGACTAGTTTTGTATTTACAAATACACCTGTATGTGTACTGTCTCTTAGGACTGTAATTCTGTTTAAGGATACATCTATTTCTAAAATCCTTGCAGTGGCAGTGGTACTTCCACTTTCTATCTGTTGTAATTGTTCACCTACTACCAATCCTGTTACAGATTTAGCAAAGATATGTCCGCCTGGATATGCTTTAGGAAGAGTATGGTAACCAGCACCACCGTCTGTAATTACGACTTCTCTAATTCTTCCATCGGTTGATGAATAGTTAATTACTGTACTATCTTCATAAACCATTCTGTAGTATTCGATAACAATCTCTACTACATCACCAGCATTTGTTGGTTCTGTGAATACTACTCTATCGTTTTTATGTGAGTAGTCATGAACTGTATGTGAAGTATTAGCCTTTCTTTCTATTCCATTTTTGAATACTGTTATTGAGTTATCATTGAAGAATAAACTCTTACCATGAATATCATTACCATTGAAAAGTGTTTGTCCAGCAGTTGCAATGTATTCATATTGTCCAAATGTTTCATGGTTTTCTTGGATGACCTCGTCACCTACAGAACCCAATACAGCAGCTGCACCCGAACCTCCAGTGGCAAAATTGTCAAAGACAATCATCTCTCCACCTTCGTAATTGGTTCCACCTGTTTCTATATAAATCTTTTTAACACCACCTAAAGATAGACCATTAATGGATGTTACTGCTTCTATAGTATCAGTGTCATCTTTTGCACCAAGGAAGTTAATCTTATCCCCTTGTGAGTACATGGAACCCGCGGTTCCACCTTCCATTAGAACACCGCCACCGTCTTCCCATAATAGGTCAAACTCTACAGCTTCTTGTAATAGACTGAACCCATCTTCCTGTAGTACAAGTGACCCATCTTCCAATGCCATTGCACCGTCTTCAGAATCTACTGAGATGTATGTTGCTGATGCATCATGATTTATAGAATGAACTAGACCTTGTAGAGTTGCAGTCTCGATTGTTATACCGTCTCTGTCAACTAAGTCAACTAATTTCCCAGCAGTAAATGTTCCTTTATGATTGTCTGTAATCTCTAGTGAGTATTCATCGTTTTCTACAGAAGTAACAAACACTGCTTCGATAATACTCTCTGCTTGAACTACTGTCTTGGTATCATTTTTATACTCTATTATCTTATCTGTGGCAACTGGAATGTTACCAACCTTTGTCATCTTAACATTGACTCTTCTCTTCTGAGAGTAGTTAGAATCGGATGCAAATATAGTTTCGTTATAAGGGTATCGCACCGTTGCATCTTGACCATAGATAAGTCTCATTAAGAATTTTAATGAATCTTCTGTACCCTTTTGTTGGTATAGGTCTTTGATGTTTTTGATTGTAAGTCTTTTGTTTACTGTAAGACCCAAATCGAAAGATGGTGCTAAATCTTTTTGGAAGTAGTCTAAAAACTCTTCCGTTGTATGGTCGATATCAGAATAATCTAATAGTCGATTGTTTGCGAGAATGCTATTCTCTTTGTACGATTTTACAGTAGCAGTTTGTCTACCTTGTCGTCCAGTTATGGTTTCACTTTTTGCAAAACCTGTTCCCGATATTGTTTTTATGTATAATGTTTTACCATTAATTACCGTAATCTCTGCAACTGTTTTAGTCTTAGAACCCACAATATACTCACCAACTGTAAGTGGCATTGCCAATATCTTGTTGTTGCTAGAGTCTAATTCTGCTTTGTTGTCTTGGGGGTTAGTTGCACTTTGTTCATATCTAATTTTTGACGTTTCTTCGTCGGGTGATGGTGAGACGGTAGCAGTTTCCAATAACATGGAACCTGTACCGTCTTCATTTAAAACACCATCTATGTCACTCACTACATCGAGTGTTAAGATTTCTGCTTCTAGATATTCAAAGTATGCATTGAGGAAAGCCTCAAACATTGGAGACTCTTCCTTCAAATACTCGGGAAGTAATGAAGGAAGTCTCTGACTTAGTTTATCTATAGAATATTCTTGGTGTGACATATTTTAGTTTAACCTTAACTTAAAGTTGCACCAGTAGATGAAACTACGAACCATGAAGTTCCGTTCCACATTAACAATACTGCTTCTCCACGAGTATCTAACTTAATTTGCTCTGTACTGTCAGCTGAGTAACCCCAACTTGAAACAGTAATAGCAGCTTTATAAGTTGAAGCTGGTTCTGTTGAAGCAAGAATAACTTTTAACTGACCTACGTCTGTTCCGTTATCCAAAGTGAATGCCACATCAGCACTGAATGCAGTACCATCAATGAACGTTGCAAAAGTTGATGCAAGGTTTGATGCTGTCGCTGTCAATGTTGCAATGTCATCGATTGCAATGTGTGTTGGAATGTTTTCAAACATCTGACCAATGGTCATCTTTTTGTTTACAGGAGTTCCGCCTGGATTGTCTACTATGTGCAATAAATCATCAGCACCGATTTCTGAATCAGCAACTGCTGTTAAAGCTGTTATTTTCTTGTCTGCCATTTTTATTTCTCCTAAAATTGACTAATTTATTATAAACCTCTTTCGAGGAATGCTACTCTAAGCACTGAACCTACAGTCTTAGACCACTCTATGCATAATTAATATGCCGAGGATGATGTTGATTTATAACCAACTCCAGCACTCGACTCACCACTTGCAATGGTGTCTACCTCACCTGTTACCTTAACATCTATTGGTGCAATATCAATTAGATTACCTCTACTTGCTACTACATCATTACCTGCTGGGATAACTGTGAAATCAATCGTTGAATCAGTATTACTTGTAGAAGTAATGTTGATGGCATTGATTGTTATTTTTCCATTTGGATAATCCACTGTACCAGCTGTATTGTCCAAATAAACTCTAGCACCACTTGATAAGTAGTACCTTCGGATTACACCTAAACCATCATCATCGAAATAGTGAAGGTTAGTTGCGTCTCCTTGAGTATAGAAACCTGTTGTTTGGATGATACCACCACCCACTGAATTATAACCACTGTTAGGGTTATAGAATCCATTACCAAACGAACTTGTATAACCGAGAGTTTTACCTACGATTACGTTAGTCGCTTTCTTTAATCTGATATTACATGTGTTAGATAGTATTGCACTATCTGTTTCATCGATTGCCTTAACAAGATTCGAATGTCTGAATACAGAATCGAAGTTTGCAAGGTTAGTATTATCGAATACATTAATTGCACTCGTTACAAGTGTTACCAACTCTCCGTTAGAGTATTGGGTTGCATTCTCATTGTACTTGAATATACATGTTATTAAAATTTTAACTATATCTGCATCAACAATAGTAGGTCTTACTGTCAACATGTTCAATGCATTTAGTTTTGTTTGTACTGACTTCTTCTCTGTGTCTGATAGGTAGTCTGAGTTCTTTGGTTTAAGTGCAATAAACACTTTACCATATTGTGGTGGGTCATTATCTTCTCCACCCCATACTGCAACTGCATCTGCGTTCGGGTAATACTCACTGACCTTTGCTTTGTAGTCATTCAGTGTTACCAGTCTGTTCTGAGATGTATAGAACTTTGTTGCTTTAAATTTGATTGAGTCTATAGATTCTTTCTCTGCACCACCGCCTGCCTTGACGACTCTTGTAGTTGTGATATCTGAGAATCCATTGATGTTACTAGTAATTGAGAACTTGTTCGCTCCGTCTGCGTGAGTCACATCAACAACAATGTAAGTTACTGTTATTGTATCACCATCTTTTAGAGCTGCACCTAGAACACCATCTCCGAAGTATAGTTCTACATACCCCTCTTCGTTTTCTTGAGTGTAGTATACTTTAGATGATGTAGTAATTGAAGAGATATTTGTTGACAATGCATAGGTCGATGTCACACCATTAGATGCTACTGTTACAGCAATCTGTTGTTTATCGATTCTTGGATTTGATAATACAAATTTAGGATTTGCAATCTGTGTGTCAAAGATAAATGTATCAGTTGAATAGGTTCCTTGAACTAAATTTACATCCGTGTAATTGTAAGTAGTTCCGTTCTGAGATGGTCTGACTGTTGAAGTCACAACAAAGTTATAGTTAGTTCCATCATAAACTGTTTGGAAAACTGTTCCTCTTAGTAACTGCATCGCTGCAGTAGATGGGGAAGTCCCATCTGAATTGATTACTTTAGAACATGCAACATCAATTGTTGCTACTGAAGCAGTCTCGGAAGCAGGTGTAAATCCTAAATCCTTTGCACGAGACACTACGTTCTTTCTCATCTGAGCAGAATCTAAGAATAGTTCAGAAGCTGCAATGTTAGTATTTACTGCACCAATGTGTGATGCATATGCAAGTAGGTCAATCAACACTGACATGTTAGACCCTTCAAAGTCATAATCCTTAAACTTATCTTGACCTTTGAGATACCCTTTTAGATTATCTGCAATTGCATCAAAATCTAAATCGGTTACGTTTATTTGTGAACTGTTTGTTGTTGCCATCTTATCTTGCCCTTGTTACGGTGAATGTTAAATCTTGATTCTTCACACCATCTACTATGTTATAAAAGATAGTTACGTCCATCTCGTTTCTTTCTACGTCTCCAAATCTGACTACTACGTTTGAAACTCTTGGTTCAAAAGTCTCTATCATTTCCTTTATCGTACCACGCATTCTATTAATCTTTCTATCGGTATCCAATTCGAATAACATGTTTCTAATAGAAGCACCAAAGTTTGGTTTAAATGGTCTCTCATACTTATTGGTAAGAACTATATTTCTGACTGCTCTTTTGATTGCATCTGTATCGGACTTAAGAGTGACATCACCTGTAACTGGATGAGCTCTCATACCAATATCCATATCAGAGTAAATATTTTTCGTTGCAACGGTCTTCCCGTTATTGATTATTGAATCTACCATGTATCTATTTATACTCGCTTAACATCTCTAACTTGGTTTCTTAGAAGTATATGTACCCGAACTTGAACCACCACTTACAATTGTCTTATGTTTGTGGGTTGCAAGTGTCGGAGCTGCTCCAGCCTTAGTTGAGATATCTCCAGTCGCTGCAATTGTTGAATCATTTGTTTGAGCTCCAGTGATATGAACCGTTCCGTCAACCTTTAAGTTTGTAGTCATTGTTGTTTCGGGTGAAGTCAATGTAGTATTGCCTGTGACATCTGCATTCAGTGTTCCACCTATCTGTGCATCTACGTTACCTTCGGTCACATCTAAGTTGACGTTTCCTTTTGTTACTGTTGTAAGAACATTTCCTTCTGAAACTGTTGTAGTCATGTCTCCTAGTAATACGTTTGTTGTTACGTTACCTGTATTGACATTGATAGTTACGTTACCTTTCTCTACGGTCACCTCTGCATTACCAGCGATGTAAATCTTGTCGTCCTTACATACTACTTGATAGTGGTCGTTAACTATTCGTGAAACCTCTGACCCATCGGGATGTATCTCATGGAACGTTCCCGACCTGTGATGTATGTTGAGTCTTTCTGCACCTAGTGTGTCATCAACTTCGATTAGATGACCCGACTCTGTTGCTGTTACTTTGTTGTATGGATAGACTGGTGCTTCTGCACTGTCTAAGAATCCTTCTAGGTTGTCTGATAGTTTATGTTCATATAGAGTTCCTTCTTTGGAAGTTCCTCTAGCAAAACTTGACAAATCCGAAGCATCGGTATATAATGGATAGTATGGTAAATCTTTTTCTGTAAGTTCTGTCTCTGTGATTGTAGAACCTGTTGCATCATACATTACCGTAATTTCTTTTGGAGTCTTTGGTGCAGTATCCATTGCCGTTGTTAATCCAAATCCCCTTCTAGTATCTTGTACTGGATTAGGCCCATCGGATGTATCTTTGTAATCGTCAACGGTTAATTTTCTTGGGTCATTGAACCCTCTTTCAGTTGTCCTAGTTATAAGATTATCTTGGACGGTTTCTTTGTATCCTGCTTGAGTGATTCCTGCTGTTGTTCCTAGGATGATTGGGTCTTGTTTTAAATCCCCATCTCTAAAGTAACCGAATACAGTAGAACCTTCTATCAGTCCATGTTGTGTTCCTATTCCCGAAAGACCTGCTGTGGTTGTTGGAAGGATTACTTGACACCATGGTAAATCGGGAGACGCAATGTATTGTTTGTCGTCTGTATGAATTCCGTATATACGTACACGTACCCTACCTATCATAAGAGGGTCTTGTCTGTCCTCAACTATTCCATAAAAATATTCCATTATACGTTCTTCGCTCCTTTATCAGAATCATAAGCAGATTGTGCATCCTCAATCTTCATTGTTAAACTTTCCTTGACACATTCTAAATGCATTACACCACTTCCTTCAGTCGGTTGAAAATTAACACTAAGGTCGGTTATAAGATATCTGTCATCATTTAAACTATCACCACTATTACCGTCTATGGTTTCTGCATGTGGTATGTTAAGTTTAATAACCATCCCCACTGAGATGTCTGTTCTTAATGGTATGGATACTACCATCCTATGTTGTTGTAAAATTTCCATCAATGCCTTTCTTTCTAGTTCTGCATTACTCTTACTTTTTGAACCTTGAAAGACTTCATCTGTTTCAATAGAATCTGCATTATCAAATGTATGATTAGATGTATACCCATAGTGAACTACGGAATCAAATCCCATGTTCATTGCTATGTCAACATCTAATTCCATTGAATCGGGAGACTGTCTATCATCTGTTTGGTTATGAGCGGACATAACAACTTCGGGTTCGTCGGTTATGATTAATGGGAAGCCAGAGATGTGAGCTCCTCTTTCCATAGTTTCTTTGTAATCATAAACCACGTCCTCTTGTAGTTTTCTAACTGGGTCATAGATTTTCATAGAAGACCCATATGCACCACCGATTAATCCTGCGAGAGTATCGAACTCTTGTGGTTTGTAATAAGATAGTATTCTACTGTTGAGACCGCCTGGAGCGTTTAAGTCTTTATTTTCACTGTCGGTATCGCCCGATGTTGGTTTGAATGTAAACTCAACTGGGAATTCCATACCAAACATTGAATCAACTGAACCAAATCTAAATCCACCATTGAGTGTTTGATAAAAGAACATAGAGTTTTTCCAACCCTCACTCTTTTCAGAATTAGAGGTATTGACAATGTAATCTATGAATCTATTTACCGTCCAATTAGGACAAATGAATTGATGGTTTGCTGGAGTGGTTTCTTCCCACAAGTCAAACTCATCTACTTGGAAATGGGCATCGTCTATTAATGCACTGAGTAGCATTGCACTCTTTGACCCTCTAAAGGTCTTACTTAATCTTTTCTTTTTAACAAAGAATTGTCTAGGGTCAATGAAAGATAACACATATGACTGTGTACTTTCTTTTGGTCTTTGTACGTTCTCTACTTTATAAATTCTGAAGGTCTTATCTATAGTAAATTCTTTTGCAGCTTCTTCATCGAAACCTTCTTTCTGTTTAATGGATATACGGATGAATTCTTGACCTGTAAATCTGTAGTTCTTTAATAGTCCTAGACCATCAATAACGGATGCTTGACCCGAACAAAACTTTGAGTAGATTGATTCATATAAGGTAACCCCTACAGTCGTTGCGTCGACAACTACTGTCTCACCAAATTGGTTTATAATTGTGAATGCTTCGAGGGTAAACCCCCCTGCTACGAAATTACCTGTCGCCATTACGAACTCATTACTCTATCAAACTCTTGTACTACTCTTCTTATATACTCGGGTCTGATAATCTTTATTAGTCTCTTCTTCTCATTTTTGTCGAACTCATCCTGCCATAGAGTTACAGACGAGAACCCACTTGCAAAGGTGTTTCTTATTAACCCATCTGCATTTTTATAATATGCAATACCATCAATCTGATTGATAGCATCTTGGACTGTTGATGACTTATTAGATATTGAACCAGTAATAGTATCACCACCTGTGAAAGGTAACACACCTGTAACACCCATACGGCTATATGTAGGTTGCACTTTGATGACGTTTCCTGTATTACCATCTCCAGCAGTAATGGTTTCTCCTAATAGGTACTTACTTGTCTGAGATATCATCGATGAGGTATCTGCAAACGTCAACCATTGGCCTGGATATTTTTGTTTTAAATATGTCTCGAAGGTCTGTGTATCTTTATGCCAATCGAAATAGGATTCCATTTCATTAACTAATAGGAATGTCCAATGAAGGTCACCGTTACCGTACAACTTAGTTGCAACTACATCGGGCCGTTCACCATCTTCCAATTCGTAGAACTCATAATTGACAATTTGATTAACTGCATTTTGTTCTATAGAAGACTTTCTAAAAAAGTCTTTGATTGTAATCCATTTACCATTACTAAGTTTGTATTGAGTTGTGGGAAAATTCTTAAAATATTCGTTTGCCATTCTTAACCACCGCCTGGTTTGTTAGGTTTTTGAGACATTGCAACGGTATCTGACCTTCTACTTGCAAGTGACTTATTACCTTCACCAATAGTCTTATCTGCATATGAATTTTTAGATATCTGCTGATAGTTCTCTTGAGTGAGTATTTTTATTTCTGTGAAACTTATTGACATAGATGTTGAGATTGGGTATCCATCTTCGAATAACTTAGTTGAATGTTTGACTGTTACATTTGTACAAACCATAGGTAGGAAGTCATCGAATCTCATTGCGATTGGGCCTTCCCAAGCAACATCAAAAATATTAGGATAATTGAAATAGTTTTCTACTGCAGTTTCCCCTTCAGCATTACTATATGTATCGGGTAGCATTGCAGTCTTGAATGCCCATATGATATCCTGTACTGCTTTTGCTTCCTGTGTATTTCTAGGATAGAATTGGTAATCAAAACTAAAGTCTCTGAAAGGAACTCCTTCAAACATCTGTTCTTCCATAGGGTTGATTGCTCTACCAGCAAGGAAGTTTGATGCATCACCAACAACCATTGTTGCAAGGGATTGCAGTCCAGTCTGAATTGCACCTTCTAATGCAGTACCAGTCGCTTGCATTGTTGAACCGTCCATCTTACCATTAAAGGAATCTTTTATTTCTAAGACACCTCTGATA